GCATCAGTTTTATCTTGATACTCAGGTTTTTTTAGTTCTTCAATTAACGGCGTTAAGTCCATTTTTGCATCCTACAACGCAAAGATTCCTGAAGCGTTCCAAGTGACAGTGATGTTACCGCCGTTTGGCGTAACAGGTAATCCGCTTGCCACAACATCAATATACGCAATTAACGGCGATGTAGCGGCAGAACCTGTATCCTTGTAAATAATTAAAGCCTCTACGCTGTTACCCGTAACAGAAGTGTAGGTTACATCAGCAGCATCAAACACATTATCTGTTAGCGTTTTAGATGCGAGCGTTGCCGCAGTGCCCACTAATGCCGACGAGGCGGATGACCAATACTCATGTGTCTGAGAAAAGGTGTAAGCACCCGTGTCGATAAGAGCTACCTTAATAGTATCATCAAGCATATCGATACTATCGCCCTGTGAACTTCCTAGCGTACCAGGGGCCATCCACTTATACTTTGCCTTGTTATATATTGCATTTGCCATTAGTCAATCTCCATTCCTACAAACTCACCTGACTCGTCAGTAATCAGTTTAGCCGTTTTACGTTCTGGTTCTTCACTGATTTCTAATGCTACTGGATTACCTTGCTCATCGGTAATAATTGTGCCTTTCTTTTTGCGCTTTGGTTTAGCTTGAGCCATTTGAGGCTCTGTAGTTTTAAGCGCTTGAGTTTGGATATTCTCCATACTCAATCTAATTCGTTCTAATTGCTGTTCACTAGCTAACCTGCGTTCTTCCATTAGCTTTTCTGATTCAGATAAGCGAATACGCATTTGTTCCAGCTCTAATTTTTGTATCTCAAGGATATGCTGCATTTGTGAGCTTTCTTGTTTGATCAAAGCCTTATCTGCTTCGGTCTGAGCACTTGCTTGCACTTTGAGCATATCTACTTGAACTGCTTGTTGCTTAACTTGAATTTCTTGTTGTGCAATAGCAAGTTCTTGTTGTTTGAAGTACTCATCTGTTTGCTGTTTTTGTACTGCTAGTTGAGCTTCTAACTGGTCGCGCTGCATTTTTAATTGCTGCTCTTGTGCTGCAAGTTGGTTTTTAACTGCCTTGTCTTGCATATCCATTTGAACCGCTTGCACTCGTGCTTGCGATTCAATTTGAGCTATTTGCATCCTACCTTGTATTTCAAGAGTCTTAGGATCAGGCGGAGGCGGCTGTTTAGCTGCCTCTTCTTTTGCTTTAGAAATCTCACCAATTTGCTGTAAGGCTTTGGTAAATATGCCATCTAGCTCCTTGCCTCCCTTAAAGCGCTTAATCATATTTTGGAACAAGCTAATGCTAAACTCTACTAGCGGCGGGTATTGTTCTACCAAACCGCGCATTTGATCAAAAAACTGCCCTGCTGTTGAAATAAGCGCCTGTGCTTCTTGTTGCTGTTGCGCCTGGTCTATGGCAACCATCGAATCGGAAGCTATTTGTATGCGGTAGCTTCGCTTGGTTGGATCACGCAAAATATCAATGATTTGCTGCTTCATTTGGTCAATTAGTTGCAGCGGGTCAGGTTGAGGCGGTGCCATTGGCGGCATTGGCGCTCCCATACCTAACTCATCTGGTGACATACCCTCTTGCCCTTCTTGTGGCATTGGCAACGGAGGTGGCTGGGGTATAAAAATAGTTGGCTCTATAAGAGCATCAGCATCGGCGGTTTCTAGAATGCGCTGCTCATCAAATTGCTCTGCAATAATTGTGCCAAGATTGCTAATAGCATCAGATACAAACTTGGTGAACATATTTTGACGCACTACCAAGCCAAGCGATGACCACTGCGATTCAAGCCTATTGGCCGTAGCTGACTTGTATTGCTCTGATGTTCCTCTAAGCAGGTCTGATACCTTTAGGGTTTCATAAAGCTGTTGTAGGGCTTGCTGGAGGCTTTGCTGAAGCACGTTAAGAGCATTTACAAACTGCTCTACTGGCAAAAACTCCATGCCACCCTGCAAACCACCTCTGCCTTTGTTAGTTGGCCAATTAGGAATACCGACACCCTTTAAGTCATCTTGAAACAACTGTTCAATTAGGTCGCCCATAGCTGAGTCATAAGCAAAGTTAGCTCTAACAGCTTGGGTTAGCCCGTGGATACGGGTATGGAGGCGCTCTACCTGTAGGATCTGATCTTTTGCATGGGTAAAATCTGATACTGGAATAATTGAGTCTGGGTCTTGTGATTGGCGTATAACAACGCAAGGGTAGAATTTTTCAAACTTTATAGATGGTTCAGCTTCATCAATAATTCTGCCACTAGAGCCAGTTTGTAGCCAATAAATGCGATTAGTAGCTTCGCACCAGATTTCCCATACCTCGGCTTTACCTTCTAGCTGATGGTCCTCTCGTGCACGTTCTTTTTTTTGAGTTTCTGGGAATGAATCGTAGTTAAGTTCCTCTGCCTTTTCTGAGCCAAATAACGCCTCTGCTTGTTCCCTATCCAAATAAGCGCGCTTTGCTTGCCACTCGATTTCTTGTTCGTTTCTTGCATCAGAGCAGAGGTAATCGTTGTAGTGAACCACCTCAAGAATAGCCTTTTCGCTAACTTTCTGTTCAACCTCAACGGAAGAGACAAATATCCCACCACCTTGTTCAGTAAATCCTGAAGTGTCCCCGTCATAAGGCTTACCATCTCCTGTTAGAAAGTTACCTTCTGGATCACGAATTACTGCGATTTCTTGATAAACAGTTTCAAACTTTGGAACGTATCTGGCCCATAAAACTGCTTGGCCGGTAAGTAAAAATTGCAATGCTGCGTTATAGCCGACTTTGTCAAAGTCAAAATGGCAGTCCATGGCATACTGGGTATTGCGCTCCATGACTACGCTACCTAGCTCATAAGGGAGCCCCCCGGCTCGCTTTCGCAAGTCTACTTCAGCTTTGGGAGTGGAACTGTAGTAAGCGGGGAGCAAAGTGTTTGTGCAATACCACCACGCATTAAGACGCCTAGAAGCATCTTTCATGCTTTCTATGGCTTTTACGCCGTTATATACTTTAATGGATTCTTCGGCTGCTTTGACAAACTTTTCAAACCGTTTTTCAGCGTAATCAATTTGGGCTTTCCACCATTGGGCTGAATACTTTTTGACTAACGACCTAGCTTTAATTTTCATATTGTCGGTCTTTTGTTTCTAGCCCTTATTCGCGCTATATAACTTTGCAATTTAACAATACCCTTACCTACCACGTCTGGAGTTTGCTCCCATTTAGCGTCAATTAAACGAGCTTTACACAAGTAGCGTAAGGCGTCGACGCCGTGGTCGTTACCGCTGCTATCCAAATCTTCTGGATTACGTTTGTCTATTGACATCGATGGTAAGGTTTCTAGCAAATACGGGCAAGTAGCAAAGATATACAATAAAGGCGGGTTAGCTACTAGCCTTTGTCTAATTTGAGACCAGCCGCTGATGCGGTCGTTATCTGCTGGCCTAAAGGTAGGATGCTTATATTTAGCAAAAATAGAATTAAATTGGTCGTTAATGCTTGGGCCCCCTTCATGGCTAAAGATACTAGGGTCAGCTACGCTTATTGGATTTTCTCCCATGGATACTGAAGCGATTCGGTTAGCTTGCTCGACGTTATCGACTCCCTTTGCAGACATTTCTCGGTATATGATAATTGCTCCTTTAGGATACGGAACTTCATCACCTCTATCATTACGTCCAGAGCTAACTGCACCCCAGACAGCAGCAAAAGGAGAGCGATAACCCCAGTCAAACCCCAAATAGCGGGGCCAATGCTTTGGTACATTGAAAGGAGTAACAATGTGTTTAGAGCTAAACTCAGGAAAGTAACTGCCTTCATGGATCTCAAAATCTCCTTCTAGCCATGCTCGCACTAGCTCAGGGCTACCTACCATGTGCAAGCGGTTAATATATTCAGGGTCTCTAGCTAACAAAATTTGGTTATCTGTAACCCTGCTTGGTATGTAAATGTAATCAAAACTACCGCCGTTAGGTAGCACCTTAGTAAGTACCTTCATCCCTTTTGGCGCTGGTTTAATAAACAACTCTTTAAGCCAATGATGCCCAATACCGCCAGGGTTAAAGGTAAGGATGATTTGACCGCCTCCCTTGCCTCGTAGTGCTCCGAATAGCTTCCAGATAGGGGAAGGGTCAGCATAGTTACCAGCTTCCTCTATAGCGCAATCTGAGTTCTTGTTGATAAGGCCGCAATCTGATATATAATGATTAGCTTCTTCAACCGTTAAATCAGTTACAAGGTGCTCACCAATATATGTCATTACCATCTTTCCAAAAACAACGTCCTCAGCCAGATGAAAAGCCTTGCCGCTATAAGGATGCACCCACCACTGTATCGGCGCAGGGCTATGTGTTTGAGTGGTGCCCGACGCATCCTCGGTCAATGTATGGTGTAATTCAACAGCATCGCCTTGTAATGGAAATTCACCTTGGCCGGTTTCTACGACCTGGCGAGTGCGTT